CTTACTTGGTTAATCCTCTGCGTGTGAGCATACGCTCAAAAGTGGAAGCATAGAAATCTACAAGCTTTCCCTGCTCCACCTTGCCTAGACTCATGAACGGGCGGTCCTTTGAGACAAAAACAGCAACCTGCTCGTTTGTTGTCCTTGAAGACCTTCCGAATATATCCCTGCGTCTTCCACGGGGCCCTATGGTTACCCTGCCCTTGGTAACCTTGAGCTTGATGGAGTCAAGAAGCTGGCCCGTGAATGTCAGGTTTGATTTTCTGGGGCTGGTCTTGGATGACAGAAGCTTCTTGTATCTGGTTCTGTATTCGATGGTGGACCTTGCCAGGCGTTTGAGCTTGCGGCGGTTTCCACCCGGGCGGGCTACCCCAAAGCCCTTTCTGGTGCGCTTTCTGATCAGCTCGGCAGCGAATGAGCCCAGCTCCCTGAGGCGTCTGGACCGGCCAAGGTTATCAACCTCGTCATTGATCTGTTTGAAGATCCTGTCAAGCTGTTGTGCCGCTGACCTGGCCATTATGCCGCCTCTTCCTTCACATTCCTGATGATCTCACTGGCATCCTTTTTGGTGATACCTAGAAAGGGCCTTGCCTTCCTGGGATCCCCACGGGGCTTGCCGTATGATCCTATCTGGTTTCCCTCGGCCTTGGCATTGACATCAGTGCCGGCCTCAAAGCCGATGGTGATGGATTTGCTGTCATCCCTGAGCTTTTTCATTTCATTGAACATTTCAGCCGTGAGCACCAGATCCACATTTGAGACCGATGTGCGCTTTTTTTTCGCATATTCCTTTGTATAGGCCGGAAACCTTCTGTAGCGCCCTGTCTTCCTGCTGTAGCCCTTGTGATCATTGATGGCCTTTGTCTGGATGAAAGTGATGATGTCAGCAGCAATCTTTTCCCGCTCCTCGGCTGTAGTGCCTGGCGGGATCACAAGCCTGAATTTCTGCTGGGAGGCCATCTATTCCACTTTCTCTATTTTTCTCAATTTAAAACCTTCTATTCCTCTTCCTCAGGCTCAGGCTGGGGCTCAATCTCTGGAAGCTCCATGACCCGCTCCCCGTCTATCTCTTCGATCTTGTCGTCTATCTCGTTGTCAGTCAGTCTTGGATTCAGTGTCCTGATGGCATCCATCCGGGTGGCAAAGCCGGCAGAGACTTCTTCCTTCAGATCCTTCACAAGCTCGCCGCGGCGCATCAGAGGCACCTGTGGAGCGAAGTTGGTAATTACCCTGGCATTGGGGCTGAAAAGCGCCCTGTTCTCCACCAGGCCTCCTGCGGACCATACCGGATGCATGTAGTCCAGAAGAAGCTCCCAGAATTCTGCCTCCACATCCTTGTATAGATTCACCTGCTTGTTTCTGGCCTCGAAGGTGTCCGACTCGTCTATCATCTTGGAAATGCCGGAAGCAAAAGATTCCTGATCCAGATTGCCGATGCCGGCACCGGGTCTGATGCCCTTGGTGTTCAGCCACATGGCTAGCTCTGACTGGATCAGATTCAGGGTCTCTGTAATATCCACATTCGGCTTGATGGTGCCTATCTCCGGCTTGGCTCCGTCTGCATCCGTCTCTGCCTGAAGCGGCCAGTGGGCGTTGGGAGCCATCCGGGCACCTTCGGGAAGCATGGCATTGATGGTGTATATGATGCTGAAGGTCTGGAACATTGCCGCATAGTTGAGATCTGATATCAATACCGGGATCAGTATCGTCATGGCCTTGATGTCGCTGTCAGGCTTGGGGATCAACAGATTGGTGGATTTGTTGACGTAGACAAAGGGGATCCTGCCATAGATGTTGACCCCATCGGCGGCAGGGCCCTGTAGCCTTGCCATTTCCTGGCCCTGGACCTCCCCCTCCGAGTCGACTATCAGAAATTCAGAGTCCGTATAGACATGCCAGATATCCACAGTCTTGGTGTCGGATCCAACAGCCTTGGCGCGTTTTCCCATGTAGGTGATGACATGGGTGGGCCTTGTAGGATCTATGAGGTTATCGGAGTACACCGTGAAGCTGTCTGAAGGGATGATCCGGAGCTTGGGGATACCGTCTTCAGCCACAAAGGGCTGGATCAGGTTGTTCTTGAAAAGGTTGCTGAATTCGTTTGAGATATTGAACATCGGATTGATTCTAAGCGTTTCCTCATACCACTTTAGAAGCTCTGAATCTGATTCGGATCCTTCATCCTCGACGTTTCTGGTGGGTGATTCCTGATAGATGGTTGAGAGCTTGTCTATGATCTTTGTCAGCACATTGATCGGGGCAATTCTATGCTGTGCCTGGCTGAAGCTGTCCATGGAAAGCTGGGCCTGAAGAGCACACTCCACATGGGGTTTCAGGTTTCCCTCATAGATATCGAATATGTCTGCATTGTGTCTGATAAGGCTGGCCTGGCTTTGAACGTGGGCCACCAACTGGGGTATGTCATCCTTGAGGGCCATTTTGAATATCCTTATTCAATCATCGGGCTTATCGGATCATATTCTGATTTCTTTAGAGCTGTCTTGCCTCCGGCTTGATCTGTTTGGCTTTTTTGACAATCCGGACAATAGCATATCCCAATGCCGTGGTGCAATGTTGCCAGGGGTCACTGTCATCTTCGATGTAAGAGCCCCCTGTCTTGAGCTTTGAAAGCCTGAGACCCTTGTCAACTGTCTCTGCCCTGGGGCAGTGGACAAACAGCCGGTGCCTGCCGTTTTCATTCTCGCAGTAGGCGTTGACGGTATTGTGTCTGGTTCTGAGTGGAGGGTTTGCCGATGGTACAGAAACTTCAAAGTCCAGGGGTTCCCCGGACTTGGTGCGGTAATTGGAGAAAAACTTTTTGATGATACCATAATCTGATTTCTTGTTTCTGGTATCCCTGTGTTTTCCGGTAGCGTCACCATTAATGATATATTTGACTGGATGATCAAGCAAGCCCCTATCTGCAAGCTCTTCGCATGAATCCTCAGTCCTCATGCCCTCAACTATAACCTGATCAAATATATGGAAGGTGTCATCACCAGGAAGATACTGAAGCAGAACCACGGACATCGGCTTTCCCTCTCCGATGTTGAAGTCCCAGGAGACATGCACGGGAAGGGTTTTGATGATTTCCCAGTCCTTGTCGATCCGGTTGTTTTCCTGGGTGTAGGCGTAGTAGATCACATCCTTTGCCAGCTCTATCCATTCCCCGTAGAGCATCCTTCTAGCCATCCTGGGATCCAGATTCTCCTTCAGCTGGGTAATATATTCCGGGGGCAGAAACGGGTTGTCAGCAGTCAGCGAGAAGAAGACATAGCGGTTTTTGGGTCTGGCGTGTGGAGGAAGGCCGATCCCGAAATGATCATAAGCCCAGTGACTCGGAGCGTCAGGGTTGGTGGCTGAGATCATGAACGGATGTTTGACATGTGGAAGCCGGTTGATCCTTAGAGATATCTCCGTATATGCCTGGCTGTACTTCTTGTTGTTTTCTGTAAGCTCTTCAATGAGTGCCGCCGATATGTCCATGGATCTGAATTTGGAGAAATTCTGGTCATGCCATGTACGGGCTATCATTTCGGAGCGGTTTCTGAACCAGACGCGAGCCGTATTGTCCCATTTCTTGTAGTCGGCGTTTTCCTTCATGGACCGAAGGTGTTCGGTGATCTTCTTATATATGGTGTCCTTGAGATCCGGCAGGGCCTTGCGACCCAGAAGACAGACAGCGGCAGAGTTTTCTATACAATGCCTTACTCCCAGATGGGCCATGAGGATGGACTTGGCGGATCCCACCGAGCCCGATAGAAGTATCTCCGGCAGGCCCTGGCTGTAGTCATGATGGTGATAGATAAGGTCTATGACCTTTGACTGGAAATCGATTACAGGATCGAATTCCTCAATCGTCGGTGTTGCCGACAAGCGGCTTTGTTGGGTCATAGGCGAGCTTGAACGGCTTGTCCTCTGCATTTTCTATGGACAGGGAATCGTGCCATTCCTCCCTGAATCTGCACTTCATATTATAGATCCACATGGCGGCATTGAAGCCCTTTAGATCAGTAACTGATCCATCCTTGTTTTTCAGTTGTTTCAACCCAACGGTGCCGGCCTTGCCGAGACGCTCCCAGAAGAGCAGGCATTTGGATCTTGCTGTTTTTTTAGCGTAGGAAAATTCCTTGTGGTTTCTTGCCCATTCATAGAGGGTGTCTTTGCAAACGTCTACTATTCCACCAAAAGATTCAAAAGACAGGCCTTCGGACATGTGCTGTATGAGCATGTCGCAGTATTCCGGCTTGTACTTGCTGGGCCTTCCTGCCGGCATTAGTTACCCTTCTTAATTAATTCAACACTCACGCCAAATGCCTTGTTCCAAATATCCATGCCAATTACCCAAATGGGTTTTTATTAATATTGACGGTGATACGGTGATAGTCCCATCTTCATGCTCAACTACCTTATGATTTCCAAGACAGCCAGCAGCATGTTTCCAAGGCGGTCGACAATGCCAAACACCATGAATATCCTTGCCATAGTCTCCAGGCTCCATCTTGGGGAATGGAAATTGATTTGGATCATCGGGATCTGCGTCTACTCTTCTTCCTTCTATTGCTGTCATCCTACCCCCTTCTTCAATCCTACCACCCAACTACCATATCGGACAAATTCAGGATATCTTTAATATCTCATCCCTTACATGCTCTGCTATGGCCCGCATGAAGTTGGGGGGGACGCTGTTGCCTATACGTGCGGCTATCCGCAATTTATCACCATAAAAACGATAAGATTCTGGAAAAGATGACAATCTCTTCATTTCATTTGGGGAAACCTCGACTAATCTCTCTTTATTCTGCCAATACAAGCCATCATTTTGTAACCCACAACTTCTTTTCTGGATAGTCGGTATCGGTTTTTTTTCATCGACTTTTCTATATCGTCCACTATTAAGAATCCTTTTGGCGCTTTTTTCTGGAATAACCCTGCCGTCTAGTAACTTGAATTTCCCACATGCAATCGGCCTCGTCTGCGGCTTTGGGTGACTAGGGCTTATATCCAGATCCTTTCTTGTCCCGATGAATATCATCCTCTGGCGGGACTGCGGCACATTGAAATACATTGCGTTTAGAAGTCTGGCTCTTACGTTATAGCCTGATTCCTTAAGAGCCTTTAGTATCTCCACAAATACCAGTTTCATCTTGCCCTTGACCATGCCTGATACATTTTCCATTACCAGGACTTTTGGCTGGAGGGCCTTTAGTATCCTGACAT